TAATCGGAGGTACTAAGGTTACAGGCATTGATGATACAACTAGAAATATTGTCAAAAACTTATTAGCTAATATTTTAGGACAAAATTTGTCCAGACGAGATCAGGCAAAGCTATTTGAGGAATCATTAAACGATCCTGCATTTAACAGAGCAAGGTCATTGGTTATAGCAAGAACAGAATCAACAACTGCTGCAAACTTTGGTATAAACATGGGTGCTGAGAGTTCCGATTATGAGGTGCAAAAGTTTTGGATAAACACAAAGGATAAGCGCACAAGGAGAAGTCATTTGCTAATGACGCAAGATAGAATAGCCATAAATCAGCCTTTTATAGTTGGTGGCGTTCCAATGATGTATCCAGGTGAGGTTGGCGCACCTGCTGCGGAGGTTGTTAATTGCCGGTGCGTAATGGCTACCGAAGCTATAAAGGATGCAGATGGATTGCCGATATTAAAACCGAGAACTGCACCTTATCTAAAGAAAGCTAAAACCTATACTGACTACCCACAGGCAGCAACTAATAACGCAAAAAGAGCCTTAAAATGGGTTGAAGCAAACGGATGGGGCGAATGTGGTACACCTGTCGGCAAAGCTAGGGCCCGACAGTTAGCTAATAGAGAACCTTTGTCTAGAGATACGATTGCTAGAATGGCATCATTTAAAAGACATCAACAACATGCAGATGTTCCATATTCTGAGGGATGCGGTGGTTTAATGTGGGATGCATGGGGCGGTACGGCAGGTGTTGAATGGGCAATTAGAAAATTAAATGAAATTGATAATGAATAAAAGTATATTTACATAAATTTTCAATTATGAAAGGATTATTGGAATATAAAAACTTTAAAGCCGAAATTAAGGACATGGATTCTGAAAGGATGACTGTTACCGGCTACTTTGCGAGTTTTGGGAATATGGATTATGATGATGATATCATCATGCCCGGCGCAGCGAATAAGACAATTGCAGAACGTGGTCCAATGGGATCTAATGAGATATTCTTTTTAAATCAGCATAACTGGTCACAACCTCATGGAAAGCCAATGGTATTAGAGGCTCAGGAAAAAGGAATTTACTTTGAAAGTAAGGTAGCGCCTACAAGCTACGGCAGGGATGCAATGATTCTTTATGCAGAAGGTATTGTAGTTCAGCACTCTATTGGGTTTAGTACGATTAAGTCAGACTATGATCAGCAAACAGGAATGCGAATGATTAAAGAGATTAAATTATATGAAGGATCTAACGTAACTTTGGGTGCTAATCCAGAAACTCCATTTACAGGATTTAAATCTTTGACAATGGCAGAGATTAACGATCAGATTGGTAAAATGATTAAGCTACTAAAAGATGGTAGCTTAACGGATGAAGGCTTTGGTAGATTAGAAATTGCATTAAAGCAGTTTCAGTTGGAAGCCTTCAATTTAGGTAAAAATTCACTATTAGATAAAGAGCCGGTAAAGTCCACTCCTAAAACTGATGAGCCGAATATATTAACAAGTTTAATTAACGTCTTAAAAAATTAGAAATGGACAATTTAGAATTAAAGGCTCAGGAGTTGCTAGATGCAAACAAAGCCAAAACATTAGATGAAGCAAAGACTATCATTGCAAACGCTATCAGCGAAGCTACTAAGGCAGCTGATTTAAAGCTAGAAGATTTACAAAAATCTACAAGTGTTAGAATTGATGCAATGGACAAAGCATTGCTTGAAGCGCAATCAGAGGCTAACAGAATGAAAATTGAAGCTAAAGAAGCAAAACCAATTTCTTTCAATCAAGCATTCGCTACTGCAATGGATGAGAACTCTGATAACTTGGAGAAATTCAAAAGAAAAGAGATCAAGCAGTTTTCTATGGAGTTAAAGACTGTTGGCGATATGTCATTGTCTAACATTACTGATCTTGCTGCTGCAAACGTTCAGATGCTACCGGGTATCATTCCTGCTGCGCCACGTAAGTTGCACATCAGATCATTACTTCCAACTGGCGTAATGACTACATCTGCAATTCACTACTTGCAAGAAACAGGTTCTGAAGGATCAGTTGCTGCATGGGCAGATAATTCAGGAAGCAAGTCTCAAATTGATTACGATTTGACAGAAGAGGTTGCACCATCTGAGTTCATTGCAGGTTATCTTCGCATAACTCGCAAGGCGCTTGATGATATCTCTGCTATGCGTTCTTATCTTCAAAGCCGCTTACTTGAGCAGTATCTTGATGCTGAGGATAATCAATTACTTAACGGATCTGGAGTATCTCCAAATTTAGGTGGTTTGATTACCAATGCTGAGGCTTACTCAGGATTCCGTACTATTCAAGTTGAGAAATTAGTTGATTCAATTGCACAAATTGATGGAAACAATCACTCTGCAAATGGTATCTTGTTAAGTCCAGAGCAGTATTATGCTCTATTGCTTACCAGAGGAACTACCAATGATTACACATTGCCAGGGCTAGGAACTGTAACCTCTGTGAATGGTCAAATGTTTATCTCAGGTGTTCCAGTATTCAAGTCTACTGCAATGAGCGATTCTAAGTACTTAGTTGGTGACTGGTCAAAAGGTGCGCAGCTATATGTTCGTGAGAATCCAATTGTAAGATTCTTTGAGGAAGATGGTACTAACGTTCGTGAGAACAAGATTACAGTTCGTGTTGAAGGTAGAATTGCTTTACCTATCTACTATACTGATGCATTTGTGACTGGTTCACTCAATGCAAATCCAAGCTAACTTTTTTAGTGTTTATGGGGAAGCCTGTCGAGAAATCGGCAGGTTTTTTTTGTTTCATTAAGTTATTAAAATAAATTATATTTGTTTTATGTTTAAAGCCAACTTTATCGGTGAAGCAGGATTATACAAGAATGAAGAGTATAAAATCTGTATTGGCGTTATAAATGGTTGGATTCATGTCCGAAGAAAGTGCGGTGCAGGTCGCGTAAATTACCCATCAATATTAGAGTTCCTAAGAGATTGGGATAACATCCGTAAAATATGAGAATTTTCCATTTAGGATTAATGGTTGCGCCACCTCCTAATGATTCGGCACGTAAAGCCTTTATTGCAAATTGCGATGATTACATCGAACTATCAACAGGCGCAAATGATGTAAACCAAGAGGCGATTAGAATAGCCAGAGAGTTTTTGCCTGATATAATCTTTATGCAGATACAAAGTCCTAACATTATACATATAGAAACTGTAAAGGCTATGCGGGAAACAGGCGCATGGATTTGTAACTGGAATGGTGACATCAGGGATCAAACACCAGCATGGATGATTGAAATGTCTCCTTACATTGATAAGACTTTGTTTTCCAATATGCGCGATGTTGCTAATGTAGTAAATGGAGGATATTTAGAAATAGGATACGATCCTGAGATATACAAGCCAGAGGGCGAGATAGGCAATTGCAGAGAGATTTCATTCTTTGGCAATAATTACGGACAGGCTCAATTTCCGTTAAGCAAATTGCGAATTGAAATGAATATGATGTTGCATAAACACTTCGGTAATAGGTATGGCGTTTACGGAAATAATTGGTTTAATTCATCCGGTAACTATAATCATTCACAGGCAGAGGAATCAAAAGCATATAGGGCCACTAAAATAGCAATCAATCTTAGCCATTACGATGTAGATTCTTATACTTCGGACAGAATATACAGAATCTTAGGCTCAGGGGCGTTTTGCTTATGCAAGGCTTATCCTAATATGCCTTTTATTGATGGCGTTCATGTTAAAGTATGGAATACTTTACCTGAGTTGCTAAATTTAATTAACTATTATCTGGATGACAAGAATGAAGATGAGCGCAAAGCAATAGCCAAGCAGGGCAATGAGTTTGTTAAGGCTAATTATACATTTGATAACATGATAAAGAATTTAATTAAGATATATGAGCAAAATTAAGGTGTTGGGTTTTATGACTATTCATTACGCAGGTGATTACTTGCGTGAGGCTTTGATGTCTGTTGTAGAGCATGTGGATAAAATGGTTATTGCTTATAGCATGATGCCAAGTCAAGGTCATGGAACGTTATTAACATGCCCTGATTCTGAGGGTTATATATTTAGCATTTGTCAGGATGTATTAAAAGATAAATTAATCTGGGACAGAGCCGATAGATACGGAGCTGAGAATGAGCATAGATCGGTCAAGTATAGATACTCTGAGGGTTATGATTTGGTATTCACAGTAGATTCAGATGAGGTTTATAAAACGGATGAATTGCAGAAGTCTTTTAAATATGCTTATTGGGGCGTAGATCGGTTTTATGGAGTCGATGGATTTGTAAACTTTTGGCGCTCTTTTGACTATGCTTGTTATGATGGTTTTAGACCCATTAGATTAGAAAACCTGCATAGAAAAGAGCATACGCAAGATTTAAACCTAAAGCAGACTATTTATCATTTTAGCACCTGTCAGCCAGAGCCAATCATGCGATACAAGTATAATGTATTTGGACATGCTCACGAAGTTAGAAAAGACTGGCTAAATGATATTTACTATAAATGGAAACCTAATAACCAATTTGATGATGTGCATTGTGTGGCGTTTAATCTTTGGAATCCTGTACCATTTGACAAATCAGTTTTACCTAGCTATTTAAAAAGCCATCACAATTATAACAAAGTTTTAGTATGAACGCAGCTATTATTATTGATGACAGGGAAGATGTGGCTCAGGGGGCAATCGCAAGGCATAAAAGGTTTATACCAAAGTCTTGGGATATCTTTCACATTCAACCGCCTTATGCTGGAGGTATCTATTCTTTAAAGTCTGCCAAGGATTACAATGCAGTTTTAACAAATCCATCTTTGTGGAAGGGATGCCGCTATGATCGGGTGCTAATCTTTCAGCATGATTCTGGGTTGCTTAAAGAAGGCATTGAGGAGTTTTTAGAATGGGATTTTATAGGATCGTGGATTAAGAACATACCGGGTTGCATGAATGGCGGTTTAAGTATTCGCAATCCTAAAGTTATGCATGAGATATGCTTAAATCATCGTTATAAAGGAATGGCAGAGCATGGCAATGAAGATATTTACTTTTGCAATAAGATGCGAGAGTTAGGATATAAGTTACCAGATAAAGAAACTTGCAATCAATTTGCCGTAGAGACTGAGTTTGCTTATGGCTCAGTAGGCTATCACGCCATAGATAAGTATCATAAAAATTATAACCTTTTACTAAATCAATATGATTGATAAAATATTAAAAGTAAGCGCAGAGGAGTTAAATGCAATTAATCTGTCTAAGTATCTAAAAAGTACCGATGATTTAGGATTCCCAAAAGGCTGGTTTTACATGGATGCAGGTTTAGAGCATTATAGATTACTATCTTATATCAGCACTTTATATAACGGAGCTACTCTGTTAGACATTGGAAGCTATCAGGGAAGCTCTGCCATAGCTTTGTCGTTTAATAAAAAAAACAAAGTTATCAGCTATGACATTAAGCATCAGCCAGAGATAGCTGATATTAAAATACCTAACATTCAATTTATTAAAGGCAATGTTTTAATGCATGAGATTGCAAGTCCTTTTATCATGCTAGATACTTACCATAACGGCGAGTTTGAGCAAAAGTTTGCTAATCATTTGCTAAAGATTAATTACAAAGGCTTAGTCATGTTTGATGACATCCATTTGAACAATGAAATGAGTAATTTTTGGAATGGATTAAAGAACGAAAAATACGATTTAACACATATAGGACATCATACAGGTACAGGCATAGCTATTTATGATTAATTTATTTACATCAATTTATACCGATAAAAGTCCGATAAGGCAAAAAGAATTAATCTACTGCCTGAATAAAAACATAGAGAATCAGCTTATAGATAAAATTTATCTTTTTGTTGATGGATTTGTAGAGCTGCCAGAATCTGATAAGCTAGTTACAATAGAATTTCAGCGACCTACTTATAGGGATTTTTTTAATCTGATTGACAGAACAGTCACAAGCAGAAATGATATATCAATGGTCGCAAATACAGATATTTATTTTAACCATACGCTTAGCCAGTTGACATTAAATGAACGGCAATGCATAGCCTTAAGCAGGTGGGATGATAAGATTGGTGGCTTAAAGTTACATAATGAGCGGTTTAGTCAGGATGTTTGGATTTTTAGAGGAAAGATGCGGAATGTAAATTTTTGCGATTTCTATTTAGGTATACCGGGTTGTGATAATCGGATTGCTTATGAATTACATAGCGCAGGTTATGCGCTTTATAATCCTGCTACAAGAATTCAAGCTATTCACTATCATAGAAGCGATCTGCATAATTACGATGGCAGAACATTAAAGATACAAAGACCATATCTGTTTATACCTGTAACATGAACATATTACTTAGCCCAGGCATTTACTTACCTCACCAGAGAGCAGGATCAGAAATCTATTTGCATCGGGTTGTAACTTATCTAATGAGCAAAGGGCATCAGGTTAAGGCAGTAACTAGATGCCCTGAAAATTACAGTTATGAGGGCATACAGATTTATAAGGCTAAAGACAATTACAAGCAATGCCATAATGATTTATGGGATTGGGCAGATTTGGTGTTCTGCCAACTATCAGGCACTTATTATGCCATGAATAAACAAAGGCTGAACCCTAAAAAGGTTATAAACTTTGCTCACAATAACGTAGGCTATCCGCAGGTTAATATTAGACCAAATACTTATACAGTTTATAACTGCGAGAACACTAAAAGGGAATTAAACTACAATCAGGAAACCTATACTTTGTATGCACCAATAGATTACAGGGATTACTCAACTAATAGACCAGAAGCTGAGTATGTAACGCTAATAAACCATAACGAAAACAAAGGCGGTCAGATATTAATAGAGATTGCAAAGCGGATGCCTAAAACAAAGTTTTTAGCAGTACAAGGCGGTTACTATCATCAGATCAAAGATGAAAAGGTTAGGAATATAAAATATGTACCTTTAATTGATGATGTGCGGAAGTATTTAGCGATGACAAAGGTTCTAATTGCGCCAAGCGAGTATGAGAGTTACGGGATGGCTCAAATAGAGGCTCTGTGTTGCAATATTCCTGTTATTGCATCTGATATACTAGGATTCAGAGATAGTCTTGGAGATGCAGGGATATTTGTCAACAGAAACGATATACAAGCGTGGGTGGATGCGATTACTAATATTGATACCATTAAGACAAAAAAAACTCCTCTGCAAAGAGCAAAACAATTAGATCCTGCGGAGGAATTACCCAAGTTTGAAAATTGGTTAAATAAAATATGTAATTTAGCATTATCGTAATGGAAAAAAAAGAGTATTTAAAACAACCCTTTAAACCTAAACAGAATGAACCAGTTAAATGTAGTGAGCCTAGCGGATGCGAAGATGTACCTGAGATTAGACCTAGATTACACAATCGAAGATGGCTTAATAACATCATTAATAAAATCTGCGGTAAATCAAGCTGAACAGTTTACTTTGCAAGTATTATGGCAAAGGCAATTAACTGCAATAACTCCAGCAACAGGTGCGCTAAAAATATATGAATATCCTTTGATTGCGGTTGAGTCTGTTAAGAATCCTGATATGGATGACTTGACATTTGAAACAATCGAAACGCAAGGCTACACACAAGTAATATCCGGAGCGCCGGGATTTAACACAGTTACTTATGTCGCTGGTTATGGATGGAATTATGAGGGCGGATCTGATGTGCCAGACGATATTGAAACTGCAATAAAAGAAATGATAACTTTTTATTACGAGAACAGAGATAATCCAGTTGTTGGAATGCCTACGATTGCAACTCTTTTGCTTTCACCATATAGACGCATAACTTTATTCTAATGAATCCGGGCAGATTAGACAAAAGAATTACATTTGGCACGTTCAGCTCAGTTGAAAATGCCTATCAGGATTACGTGATTACGTTTGTGCCTGTATTGGCTACATGGTCAAACATAAAGCCATACGATGGCAATAGACAACTACAAGCGCAAGAGCAGGTAATAAATCAAGTCTTTAGGTTTACAATACGGTATAGAAAAGACTTTGCACCTACAAAGGACATGCGAATCCTTTACGAGTTAAATTTTTTTACTATTCATTCGATTAGGAATGTAGATGATACGTTTCGTTTTTATGAGATACTGGCATCTGTAACGGATGATAATAATGGCGTCTAAAATAAACATCTCTAAACTTTTATCTCAGATTGATTCGTTTGG